ACCTCGAGCCGGTCATCTCCTCGTTCATCGACCTGTGGCGCGTGACCGTGGCCGCTCACCCCATTCGCGTGGAATGAATAGCCTTGAATCCTACATCGAGCAAAACGGCATGGACCCCGCGGAGGTGATGAATGCCCTGCAAACCATGGCTCCCCTGGGCACGTGCAGCGACAACGCGGTCACGCCGGCGGACGTGGGCACCGCAGGCGCGGCGGTTTTTTGGGTCCATACGCACAGAGAACTCTTTACAAGGATTAGTCGAAAGCGGAAATAGGAAACTGATTTATGATCAAATACAAAATAGACGTAACCAAGATCGTTAAGGACCTGCTCTACAAAGGCGAGAAAGGCACCTACCTCAACGGCGTGTTCTTCGATAACAAGAACGGCCCCGGCGAATACGGTGATGATGGATACATTGTCCAAGACATCAGCAAAGAAGCCCGCGAACGCGGAGAGAAAGGCCCGATCATTGGCAACTGGCGTCACCTCCAAACCAAATCCACGCCGGCCCCCAAACCCGCCCCCGCAACGTCAGCCGCGGAGGACGATGACATCCCCTTCTGATCCTGTGGACATCGCGGACATCACGCACATGTTGAATGAGGAGCCGGTGGAAACGCCGGCCCCGCGTCCGCGTGGTGACAAGACCAGCCAGGTAGAATTGGAACAGCGCATCCGGGCGGTGGTGAAGTGGATTGTCCGCGGATTACCTTACTCTGAAGTTGTGGAAAGTTGTGAAAATGGCTTTGGCGTATGTGAATCCACGGCGGCACGTTACGTAGCCGAGGCCAACAAACGCATCCGCGAAACCAACGCCAAGGACCGCGACTTGGAGATTGCCAAGGCCAAGGCACGCTACGAATTGCTGTTACAACTCTCATCTCAAGACAAGCAATACTCCGCGGCGATCAACGCCAACAACTCTTTGGTCAAACTGCTGGGCCTTGCCGAACCCGACAAGGTCGAGCACGGCGCGAGTGATACGCTGACCCAGCTGGTGGCGCAAATCCGTGGAGGAGATCCAAAACAGCCTGTCTGATCCGCTTTGGCGGCTCAACAACCTGTACAAGATCAAGCGGCCTACCGATGGCCGTCTGATCAAATTCCAACCGCGCCCGGAGCAGCAGAGGGTCTTTGAGTTGCTATTAAAGGAAAGGTGCCGAAGGTTAATTATACTTAAAGCCCGCCGGCTGGGCATGAGCACCGGCATCGATATTCTGCTGGCCGATCAGATCCTTTGGAATGCCGGGAGCCAGTGCAGCATTGTCGATCAATCGATGGCCGATGCGGAGCGCAAGCTCGCCACGATTGTGAAGGTCGCTTTCGACAATCTCCCGCCGGCTCTCCGCGGTGGCATCAAGTATCTGCGAGACAGCGGAAGCGTGATTGAGATCACGTGGAATGGGGACGCGGCCTCGAGCCTGTTCGCCGGCCTACGCGCCCGCGGTGGTACGAACAACTGGCTGCACCTTTCGGAATGGGGCGTCATCCAGGCCGATGATCCCAAGAGGTCCGAGGAAATTCTCACGGGCGCAATTCCGTCCGCGGAGCACGGGAGCATTGTAGTGGAAACGACATGGAAAGGGGGCAGGGGAGGCCACCTTTGGAACCTGGTCAAGTCCGCCATGGAAACACCGGACAAGGAAAAGACCGAGGCCGATTGGCGCGTGGTATTCTTTCCCTGGTGGCGAGATCCCACCTACACGCTGGAAGGTCCCGCGGACACGATCAGTGCCATCAATCAACGCTACCTCGCGTCTCTCGAGGATGAGATCAAGCACAAGCTGACGCCAGGACAAAGGCTCTGGTATGACCGCCAAGAGAAGAACCTCGGGCTATTTATCTACCGCGAATTCCCCTCGACCGTGGAGGAGTGTTTCAAGGCCCCCGTCGAGGGAGCTATCTACGCGGACATGATCGACCGCCTGCGAAGCGAGGGCGCAATTGCCCCGCGGCCTTACGATCACAATGCCCTGGTGCATACCAGCTGGGATCTGGGTTCGCCGGTCAACACGGTGTGCTGGTATTTCCAGATCGTGAACGAAGAGATCCGCGTCATCGATCTCGACATGAACCTGGACATGAGTCCTGTCCACCGCGTGGCGCATATGCTGGGCAAGCAGTATCCCTTTGGCATGCACATCCTGCCCCACGATGGCATGACCACCAACACGTCCGGGCGCACCTTTGCCAACGAATTGCAGTCCGCCGGCCTCACCAACATCCGCGTGGTGCCTCGGACCAACGACATTTGGGTGGGCATCAACAGGCTGCGCCAGCTGCTACCACGCTTTACCTTTAGGCTGCCCTTTTGTGAACACGGCCTCGATGCTCTGGCCGCGTACCACTACAAACCGGTCAGCGCCACGGGCCTCACCAACAACGAGCCGGTGCATGATTGGTCGAGCCACCCGAGCGATGCGCTCCGCATGCTGGCCGAGGCCGAGGTGGCCGGCATGCTGCCCATGGGCGGACCGGCCCGCCGTGATCCGGTCATCGTTCGCACCGGATTCCGCGACAACATCGTGGTGCGCCGGTGACATGTACACGCCGTAAACATGTAACCAAAACATGTCGAAATTTGTGACAAATCTAAACATGAAACCACCCGCCCAACTGGTTTACGAACTCTACGATGCGGACAGTCCGCGCACCTTCCAGCAAGACCTGCAACTGCATTTGCTCCACGGTTATGTCTTCTCCACCCCGGAGGAATTCTTCATGGGCCGGCCCGTCGAGAGCACCGCGGACCAGGACGATATCCGCAACCCCGCCGTGGTCTTCGACCGCGAAGATTGCGATTGCTGGTACATCTATGCCTATGCCACGCGAAACCCCACATTTGAAAATTGGGCGGGATTAGTCGAAAAAGTGTTGCGCTGGATGCCGTACGCGCTACCTCTCGCTGCATGGGAAAGGCGCAAGCATGACCGCATGCTGTTTTTTCCGATCAAAAGATTCCAACAAATCATTCAACGACCATGAGATTTTACACTCGCTCACGCCTCGATCTGACGTGTCGCAATTACGGCGGCATGTTTGGTGGTGGCTCACGCCCCGCGCCACGCCCGCAGCCGATGCCGGCCATGCCCACACCTCCTCCGCCACCGCCGCCACCGCCACCGCCGCCGATGCCCAAGATGCCTGCCATGCCGGCCCCGGCTCCGCTTCCTCCTCCTCCTCCTCCGCCACCGGCTCCCGCTCCTCCTCCGCCGCCAGCCAGCGGTCCCAACCGCGTCGAGGCCGCCGAGGCCCAGACCAGCAACCGCATGCAGCAGCAGAAACGCCAAGGCCAAGCCAAGACGCTTCTCGCCGGCGAAACCGGCGGCTACTTCAATCCGGCCACCGGACCGCGCTCGCTTCTCGGTTAAGGATTAGTCGAAAGACATGGAACAAAAGGCTGATCTTGTCCGGCTGGGGGAGTATGTGCTCACCCGCCACCAGGACCTGCTTTCCAACCGCAAGGTGTGGGACACCATGTGGCAGGACATCGCGGACTTTTGTTTGCCCCGCAAGGCGGAGATCGTCAACAAGAAGGAATACCCAGACACGTCACGCAATGACGTGCTCTTCGATTCCACCGCGATTTACGCCAATGCCGTGCTGGCCAACGGTCAGCTGTCTTACATGTCGCCGGCGGACAGCCGGTGGTTTGTTTACGAGCCACCCGCGGCCATCAAAGACAACGACAAGGCGAAGACGTGGTTCCAGCAGTGCTCCGAGATTGTCCAGCTGAACCTGGCCAACTCCAACTTCTACTCCGAAGTCCATGAACTCTATTTTGACGATGGCACGTTTGGCACTTACGCGATGTTTTGCGAACCTGGTCGCCGTCATCCGGTCACCTTCACCACCTTCCCCTGTGGCAGCTTCTGCATCTCGGAAGATGACGAGGGCCTGGTGGATACGATCTTCCGCGAACTGAAGATGACCTGCTTGCAGGCCGCGGACAAATTCGGGGAGGAGAACCTTTCCGAGAAGATGCGGAAGCAGGTCGAGGAATACCGCCGGACCGGCAAGGGCGGCAACACGCTGCACGATTTTGTCCATGCCATCTATCCGCGGCGGCACAAGGACCGCGATGCGAGCAAGAAAGACGGCGAGAACAAACCGATTGCCAGCGTCTACGTGGACAAGGCGAGCAAGCACGTGGTGCGCTCGAGTGGATTTGATGAGCAGCCCTTCTTTGCTGGCCGCCACCTCAAGTGGGGCGATTCGGCCTACGGATGGTCCCCCGGTTGGATTGCCATGCCCGAGGCGAGGCAGCTGAACTTCTTGGTCAAGCAGATGGATGCCTTGGCCGAGATCAAAGCCTTTCCCAGAATTTTGATCCCGAGCACGCATGAGAACGAAGTGGATCTTCGCTCCGGTGGATTCACCTACTTCGATCCTCTCAATCCCAACGCGCTGCCCAAGGAATGGTTGACCCAAGGGGAATACCAGATCGGCCTCGAGCGGGAGAAGCGCAAGGAAGCCTCGATCCAGCGGGCGTTCCACGTGGATCTCTTCCAGATGTTTGCCATGCTCGACCAGAAGCAGATGACGGCCCGCGAAGTGGCCGAACGCGCCTCGGAAAAGCTGGTGCAATTCAGCCCGACCTTTGCCCGCAAAACGACCGAACTTTTCAACCCTCTGCTCCGCCGCGTCTTCAATCTGCACCTGCGCCAGGGCCTCTTCCCGCCGCCGCCCCCGGACGTGATCGTGCAGAACGAAACGACCGGCATCCCCGAGATCCCCGAGCCGGAAGTGACCTACACGTCCCGCGTGGCCTTGGCCATCAAGAGCCTGCACAACCTGGCCTTCATGCGGACCATGGAGCGTCTGGCCCCGATCATTCCGCTCAAGCCCGAGATCCTTGACAACTATGACATGGACGCCGTGTCCCGCGACCTCGGTCGCAATGACGGGGTGCCCGCGGATTGGATCTTGGACACCGAAAAGCGCGACCAAATGCGCGAGGAGCGGGCCGCGCAAATGCAGGCCATGCAGGAGCAGCAGAACATGATGGCCCAGGCGGACATGGCGGCCAAGGCCGGCTCGATCAAGAGTGACAGCATGGTAGGCCAAGCCATCCAGCAATCGCTATGACCAGTGACGCCACGCTCGAGGCCCAGAAGAAGGGCCAGCAAATCACCAACGCCTTTCACCGCGTCTTCTCGAGCGAGGACGGGCAACTCATTTTGGAGCACCTCCGCTCCTACTTCCGCGTGGACCGGCCCGCCTTCCAGCGTTCCATGCACAATTCCTATGACCCTT